TACTCTTATCTTCCACCATTCTTACGAATATTACCACCAAGCTTTTACCAAAGAATATTACAAAAACTTTTTGACGAGATTCATGATTTATTAGAAAATTAAAGGAACGATGACTATGTGGGATATTGTAATCGAAGTATCGAAGTTTATTAGTGCTATTGTTATAGTAATAGGTGCTACGACTAAAGTTGTCGATAAAACATTTGATAAAAAGTTAAGACCACTTACTAATCGTGACCGTATGCAACTTAGATTTGAAATAGTAAGTTTTGCAAGTGAGCTACATAAAGGTATCCCACATACACGTGACGAATATCTTGCTATATTTGAACTCATAGACGAATATAAAGAAATATGTAAACAACTACAAATAGAAAATCATGTTTTTGAAGAGGAGTGCCAATACATAGATAAATGTTTCCAAAGTCTTGATATATTAAAGTTGGGAAAAGAACATTGATTTGTTCGACAATATATGTTAATATGTATTTAGGGAGGAAATTGTATGGAAAAAGATGAAGTTGTAATGATACCATACGTTGCTCATGAAAGTTCTATGAATAGAATGGAAAGAGCAAATAAGAGATTATGGATTGTTATATTAGTTATGTTTATAGCTTTTATGATTTATCTTTTGTTACCTACAGAAGTTATCACAAAAGACAACACACAAGATGTGCAAGATATAGAGAATAGTGACGTAAATCAAACAATAGGAGAATAATAAATGGCTAGAGCTAGACAAAGAAGTAGAACAGTCATTATTAGAAGAAACACAAGAAGAACCAGAATAGTTAAAGTAGTTAGGCTAAGTAGCAAGAAGAAGAAAAAGTAATGGCTACTGCTAGACCAAACGTAAATGATGATTTACTATCACTATCTAACTCCGAATGGAGATACATTATTAACGAATATATCAAGAACGAAATAGATAGACAAATAGCAATTGAATACTATTTAAATGGTAAACCCCAAGCTGATATTGGAGCTGAATTTAATTATTCAAGAAGTGCTATTCGTGATAGACTATATAAAATCATAAAGATTATCGAAAAGAACGCCAAAAAGAAATCATAGAGCAACCACAAGGTTGTTCTTTTTATGTTATCATATTTATGGTGATAGATAATGATTAGTAAAAGTGATTATTTAAAACTTAAAAAATATCTTAAACTCCAACCCAAAGTCCAAATCAGAGATTTGATTTCTACTTTGGAGCTAAATGATGACGAGAGTAAATTATTACTTTCGTGGTATGATGGTGATAAAGTTATCAAAACTTGTATGGAAACATATATAAGCGAAGATACTTATACAAATCATCTTAAAAAGATATTTTCTAAAATATATAATTACTTTAAATACCAAAACATTACGTTTTAGGGGGTTTTTAGAACGATAGAGCGTTGTTTTGTATTTAATCGACTTATTTATCGTCAAAATAAAAAGAGCTTTCTATGAGGCTCTTTTTTATGTTATTTTAAATAACTACTAGCACACCAGCGTTCTTCATCTTTAGATAACTTTGACCAACCATTTTTTGTTTTGTAAACTTGTACTACATTACCATTATACAAGCCTCCAACAACCTTACCCTTTGTGCTAGGTTTGTTGCGGACATTAAGGGGTTGGTTTTTTACGTTGGTTACTGTTTTTGTTTTAGGTTTTGTTTTAGATAAGTAAGCACTATATACCCACTTATTATCACCTATTCTTGACCAACTACCTTGTGTTTCATAAACTTCAACTTGTGTACCAGCTTTTAGAAGTTCTCCTGTATCTTTTCCAGCAGGTTGTTCGTGAACAACTAAACCTTCATCATCAACATTATAAACATATTTGATTACAAATTCGGTTTGGTCTTTTTCTTCTTTACTCCATAAAGGTCTACCATAACCATCAATATACTTGTAGTTTAACTTATATTTCTTAGTGCATACACTACCACCATTTGCTACAACTTCTGCTGTACTATTTGTATTACCTTCTATCGTATAAACATAAGTGTTATCAAAGTTATATACCAAACCAATATGTTGCATACCACCTTTATCATTTTTAAAGAATATACAATCTCCTATTTGAGGTGAATTGAAGTATTGGTGTTTATTAACAAAATATTTTTTAGCATACCCAACTCCAGCACCTAATGATTTTGGTGGGTAGTTCAAAAGTTCTTTTGCTCTCTTCGTTCCAAAAGTTTTAACAAAACACCAAGCTACAAACACAGAACACCATGAATAACCATTCTTCTTTCCATTATAAAAATCTTTTATGTTGTCTAAATCTCTTGCATACTTTGTGTAGTTATTATAACCAGCGTTTTTGGTTTTGTAATCCAAATACTCATTAGTTTTCTTTTCAAGATACCCTTTCTCATTTTTGGCTAATGTTATTAAGTCTTTTATTGTTGCCATCAGTATCATCTCCTTATAACATATTATACCATAAAAATCAATAAAAATCAAATGGAGGGGGTAGGTGGATTCAAACCACCGATAAAGGTTTTGCAGACCTTCGCCTTAATCACTTGGCTATACCCCCAAAAAAGCATAGATTATTTTACAATCCACGCCTCTTCAACTTCTCTATCTCTAGGGTCAAACGTATCGTAAATCGTTCCATACTTAGAACAACAAATATGACCATTCATTGTTATAAGCAAAATGGAATCGAGATACATTTCGCTGACCTGTCCTACGTTTCGAGGAAGATATGGAACACGTTTAAATTTGGAATCTAGGTAATTTATTATGAAATCTCTATCATCCATCATTGTTCCTTCATATTGAGCTAAGTCACTCATAGTATTATAAACGTCATCCCAACTTCTTCCTGTTGCACACGATATTGCTCTTATCGTACAATCCTCCTCGAATTTTTTTAATGGGTTTGCATTATAGAATTTATACATATTATCTCATCGCATTTTGTAATGCTTCATGTAGCATTTGTTTTTGTTCTTGTGTATCAGCTTCTTCTTCCAAAACTTTGATGAAATCTTCAAGAGCCTTCACCATGTAGTGGTATGACTTATCCGTTTCTTGACTAGCTCCATAGCGTTCTCTACTTTCTGAATAACGTCCATAATTATCATACATTTCATCTAAATAATCATGTCCTCTATATCTACCACGAGAATCTCTACTTCTTCCTCTTGCACTATACATATCTCTACCATAGCTATCACGTTCATAATTTCCACGTCCGTAATTATCATAGTTTCCATAAGAACCACGACCATAACCTTCGTATCTCATATCTTCACCTTCTTCCATTTTGTAACACCAATATTCTTCATTGGTTATATCTTTATGTATATCCATTAGCTCTCCTAATGCTTCATAATTGCTACCTGTAATCTGACCTTGACTTTCTTCTAACAAGTCTTTAATCTTATCTTCGGTAGCATTTTTTAAATCTCTATAAATAGTTTTACTCATTCATTCACTCCCTTTCTTTTAAGAGTTTAATAATTTCTTCATTTTGTTTTATTATCTTTTCAAGATAATCTTGATTTTGATGCTGTAGTTCACTCATAAGGTCACTATTGTTAAAATCTTGAAATAAGATTTGTAGACTAAGTGCTTGTAGTACCAACGATAGATTATCTACCATATTATTTTTCATCTAAATTCTACTTATGCTAAATGTCGCATTAGTTATGATTGCTTGTGTAGTTGATATTGGTGTTGTAGGTGTAGCTGGTGTAGGTACACTTGGTACACTTTGAACACTTATATTAGTAGTTCCTCTAGGGCATACTCTTATCTTCTTATCAAATGAAATAGTTTCATAATCATTTGCTGTTGCAATTGTTACCGCACGAAGTGTATCTGGTATCATAACGCCATCTTGGAATAAAGCTAATGCCACTACTCCTGCATCTGCTGTACTAACCGAAGCACTAAATTCTACGTCATAGTATCCTGTATATCCGTTTCCAAAGATTTTAAAATTAGGATTACCATTTGAATAATCCAACCAACCACAACAAGAAGCACATCTTGTTCTTATGTCAGTTTCATCAAAAGTTATTGGACTTGCGTTGCTTGGAAGAGCAGTTGGCTCATTAATAATTGTTTCTATCACTTATTATCATTCCTTTCTATATTAAAATTAAAAGACAGGATGAACCTGTCTTATTTCAAAGTGCAAATTTTGCACTTTATAAAGTGTGTTATTACACTTAAAGCAAGTTCCTGTAATCAGGCAAGTTGTATTCAACCCATGCTATTAAATAAATTGACTTGTTGTGAAGTTTCCGCCACATCCACATCCGTTGTTGCATGTGAATATAGGAGTTCTACCATAAACTGGAGTTGATGGAATAGGGCAGTTGACTAAGCGATTGTACATCAAATCAATTTCATTATTTAAACTATTTGATATAAACGCATTTTGTGAAGTTTGACTTGCTCTTAAATCAGCCATTTGTAGTTGTCTATTTAATTCTGCAATTTTGTCATCTTTTTCGTCTAGTCTATCCCTAAATATTTCATCTTTTATAGACTGAATTCCACCTGTTATTGCTGTTAATAATGTTTGAGTGTTTTGAGTGTCACTCGTTCTTGTAGCACATGCTTCACGAGCAATATCAGAACCTAGATTAGCTAATCCTAATCTATTTTCACAGCAACAATCATCTAATCTACTTCCTACGTCATTGAAGCCTTGAAGTGTAGCGATTTGGTTACTAAATGCTTGTTGCATGTTAGCCATTTGTCTAGCATTAGCACTTGTTTCAGCGTTAGCGAAGCCTGTACTTACTGTTTGATTCATATCAGCACAGCAATTACATAATTGGTTAGATAGACTATAAATACCACTATTTACAGTATCTAATTGATTAGATAAATGTAATGTGTCGAATCCTTGGTTAGTGTTATTGTTTATTCCTTGTTGACCAGTTAATAGCCAAGGGAACTCATACATACCACCAAATCCTCCGAAACCTCCGAAGCCACCCATTCCGTAGCCACCGAAACCTCCGAATAAAGCAAGAATTACTAATAACCAAATAGCACCATCTCCACCAAAGAAACCATTACCAAATCCACCATTCATATAAGGGTAAGAATTGTTAGTGGCTAAATCAATAGTAGGAACTATTCCTTGTGTATTATTCATTAATATTCTCCTTTCTATAATATTTATATCTAAAATGTTATTAAAACATTAGATACCGTTACTTTTTTAATTTTTCTATAACATCATCACCAATACCAAACTGTTTCGCTTTATCAAATAAAGCGTTCATTTGTTCTGGTTTATATCCTTTAGTTACTTCTTTAAATATATCTTGGGGGTTACTTTGATTTAGTCTTGCTTGTTCGAGAAACTGGAATGCTTGGGGATTCCTCGCTTTTAACTGATTCATCATCATTTGTAGTAATTGGTTTTGCATTATCCTTCATCTCCTTTATCACCTTATTCATTTCGTCAACTTGTATCTTTAAATTCTCAATTATTAAATCTTTTTCATCTTTTGGAACTATTTCATTAAGTTCGTATGTTTTTATTTCATTTTTAGCGTTTTTTAACCACATTACACTCATATCTTTACTAAAGAATGGTGTATCACCAAAAACCATTTCTTTCGCCACATCATCCATCGTATTGACATATCTCATTGTATTTTGGGAGGTAGGGGCAAGTTGAAATGTTTGATTGATACTTGGTTGGTGTTGTTGAGTAGGTTGTTGCTGGGTTAATTGACTTTTCATTTGGTTTAACCTACTTATTTGTTCATCAATCATATT